CCTATCAGATCAGCCCAAGTATTTAATTTTTCTTTGTCTTGGATCGTTTCCATTGGTTTTCCGTTCTCACTTTTAGTATGAACGTATGATAATATAAGATTGTTTTTTGGTAATCTATCGTATGCAATTTCAACCGGTTTATTTGTTGAAAAATACTCCAGACCAAATCTCCAGCCTCTAGGAATTTCCTGTATTATATGAGGGGGTAGGGATTCTATATAATTTATTGGTTTTTCGTAATATTTCATAAGTGTACGATCAACCAAAGTTATTGGATATTTCAAATCCCTCTTATAGAAATTGAACCTACCAGTTTCCAAATCCCTTTCGAAAACAAAGGCTGAACCGTCCATTTTCTCGTTAACTGTTACATATGAATTGAAAAGACCTTTTATAAAATCTTCTCCCTTCTTGTTGTAAATATCGTATAAGTGACTTATTCCAGCCATAAAAATTATTTAATTCTATTTAATTCAATTGGTAATTCTAACCCTACCCTATTTAAAAATTCTACATATTTTGTTTTAATGTCACCTAACTTATCTTCTAATTCAAAACCGGGAGAGGTAATTATATTGAAAACATCTTCAAAAGTTCTCACATCCTCTTGTTTAAATCCGGGCCCAAGTAAAAAATCAATAAATTCTTGAGGATCATTGGTAACAAATCTCTCACTTCCATCTATTTTTTTTGATCTTGCTAACCTTGGAACCAATTTTCCTTTGTATGATTTGGTATGCCAGAAAAGTCCATCACTCAATACAAGAACGGGTGTTTCATAAACGAATACATTTCCCTGATCATCCCTTTCTAAAACATTTGCTCTAGATGATAAGATTGCAGAAAATAGCCAGTTTCTATGAGCACTTTTATATCTACTCTCCCTCTTCTTATAATCGGGGGAATAATATATAAACTCCGCCCAATCCATGTCCGATAGAGGAATAAAATCAACCTGTACTAAACCATTTTTTAAATCTCCCTCAATTGGCCAACCAATTGATGTTATATTGAGACCTTTCATCAGTTTAGTTGGAAGATTAGTGCCGAATATTTTATAAAGCAATTCATTATTTTCTAGATTATCCGCAATAAACTCAGAAGCTTCTTTTTGTGATATTCCGTTTGTTCTTGAAAACCATTTAACATCATAGCCTATATCAAGATCTCCCGATTGATCATCTGGATTTTCTTTCTTCCCGATACTTCCAATTATTACCCATTTATCATTCATATCACCAGGGCCAAATCCAATTAAAGGGAAAAGTTCTGATTTTATACTTTCTAATGTCCCTATAAACTGTGATTCCTTAATTCCTACTGAATCTTTAATAGCATTACCCCCCTCGAATAATTTTAGGAAAGACGAAAAACTTAATAACCCACTCATTTTTATTTTGATCTTCTTATGCCCCTGTAATATGACTTCATTGAATCCCTTAAATAGTCCCCATATAATTCCTCTTCTCTATTTCTTGGCTTCAATATGCTATAATCTGAACCAAAATGTTGTTTTCCCTTTAGAACACCAGATTTAAAAAATCCTTCCGCATCCTCGTCAGTTACTTTGCCCGATAACTTTTCATCTTCCCACTTTTTGAATGCTTCCTTTCTTTTTTGTTCTATTTCACTGTTACTCAAATCCTTCATTTCTGATTTTGTTTGATCTGGTGATTTTGGTGTTATAAGATCCAAAAATGCAGCACTTCCCTTTGTTAGTCCCCTTAAAGCTAATGCTATAGTATTTGATGCACTCCTGAGAGTTGACATTGCATCAACATCATTCGAATAATAGCTGCTGTACTCAACTTCCTTTGCTGGTAAACCTATTTTATCACCAACTTTTCTCAACCATCTAGAAAATCCACTCTTTCCTTTAGCCTCATAATAGTTCGTATATTGGGACTCGTTTATAAAATTATCAAATGATTTAATTCTCATAATAAAATACTTTTTTTCTATATATCCAAATATTATAGTTTTATATTGTATATTCTATATTCAAATCCCTCCCTCTTATAAATCTCTATCCTTTCAGAACTGTGCTTTGAAAGGTAACCCTTATATCTTCCAATACTAAAATCATCCACAAAATCTATAACTACAACCTTATCCTTCCCTTCCATTTTTCTCATTCCCCTACCTAAACTTTGTTTTATAAGTATTTCACTTTTATATGATTCAACCAAAAATATATTATGAAGATTATTTATAGATATACCAGTGGAAAATGTGCCGTAAGTTGCAACTAATACTTTATTTTCGCCAACTGACATCCTCCTCTTATACTCCTCCCTCAAGCTATCATTGGTATCACCATCAACATAAAAAACCTCCTTGGTAGGATTTATTTCACGGAGCAAATTAAATATTTGCTTGCCGTATTCCTCCTTTACAGATTGAAATAAAACAAGAGAATTCTTGGATGTTTTATTTATAAAATCAACGACGTATTTAAGTCTCTTTTTGCTCTCTATAACAAGTTTTCTCTCAAGATTATAAATTTCATTCCCCTCAATATTATTATCATTTAACTTAAGATCCGATAATTTTTCTTTATATGAATTTTCTAACCAGTCCATACAAACAACCTTTATTGAAACTGGGGTTGCATAATTATTATCGAAAAGAAAACTAGGAGGAATCTCCATAACTAATGGACCAAGAAATTGCTGTATTGTAAGATAATCAGCTGTCCCTTTTTTTGTGAGAGTTCCGGTTAGACCAAATCTCCATTTTGATCCCATGCAATTAGAAACTATTTTCTTTATGGAGTTACTATTGGTATGATGACACTCATCCACAAAAACAACATCAACCTCATCAAAAAATTCTTTTTCCCTCTTAACAAGTGATTGAAAAGTTCCTATAATTATATCGCAACCATCCTTGAGTTTGCTTCCCCCACCTATTTGTTGAATCTTTACACCAGATAATTTATCTATTCCATATTCCTCGAAATCATCATTACCCTGAAAAACTAGGTTGGTATTAGGAACAATCATTAACACCTTCCTTACAAGGCCTTTAGATTTTAAATAGGAAAATATTATAAATGATATTAAAGTCTTACCTGAGGATGTTGCTACCTCAGACACCGAATATCTATATCTAATTATTTTCCAAGCAGTTTCGATCTGATAATCCCTCGGCTTTTTATTTGGATCTCCACCTATACCATCTTCAAAAAAATCATTCACCCATTTGGTAAAATCCTCTAAGGTTATATCAGATTTTATTATTCTTTCAAGTCCATCAATATCGATCTCAAAACCATATTTGCTTCCTATATTCATTACTTCCTTCCATAGTCCTATGGGAACCCTCCAAAATGGTCCTTTTTTATCAACAAAACATATGCTTCCATCCCATATCTTTTTCTTGACCAGAGGGTGGAAAAAATGGTTGTGTATTTTCTGTGTTAGTGATAATTCAATTTGTCTTCTTTCTACATCCTCTGAACACTCCAAAAGAATAATCCATTGATCATCATCAGAAACTTTAAACTTAATCATAATTTAAAATTATTTTACCGTGGATCCTCTTAGGTATTCCTCTAAAGCTATCCTTTGTCGTATCCCATACAACATGTGATCAACTGTTTGTGTTGTTTGATCGATAAACTTTCTATGTCCCTCCACGAGCTCTATTTTTTCGTAAATTTCAGAAACGTCTCCCTCTATTAAAAGCATCTTCTCATTTGCTCCATATCTATGATTTATAGTCTCAGTAAGTTCCCTCATCCTTCTAGCTTTTTCAACCTTATACTTAGAATTCAATTTGGAAACTATGCCAGCTAATTTAAAACTATATTCTAATAATATTTGTCTATAACTAAACATGTCAACCTGGGCTTTCGCAAGGGTTTTTATGTCCTTCATTTCTACAGCTAAAATTTGAATTTTTTCTTTCCATTCCTCCCTTTCCCCTTCGAAAATTTTGGAGAAATCTGTTTTTTCGTTTGACATATTAAAAAAGTTTTCTTTTGTTTTTTTTATTAGAAATGTTTAGATCCACTACTTTAACTGTTTTTTTATCAGCTTTATTTTTTTCTTTTTCCTTTATCGCGATATCGGGGTCATTAAATTCAAAATTAACATCCAATTCAGGATCTCCTGTTATAACAACAGGGAATTTAATTCTTTGAGAATTCAATCTTATTTGCTCCTCCCATTGGGAAGTTTGGTCATCTCCTAATATATCAGTCATTTATAAAATAAGCTAAATCTAAAATATCATTAGTGAAATAGAGATCTAATCTTTTAACCTTTTTTTGTATCTTTCTAAGATGAACAACTAAATCATTCAGATCCCATTTTTTATCTCTGGTTATATTATTCTCATCCAAAAATTTTCCCCAATTAAAAACTGTTTGTCCCTTGCTTAAAAGATCCATACTTTTTTCTATACCCGCCCTGTCCCAATCATAAAAGAATTTTTTATTATCCACATCGAATGGAAATTTATTTTCAAGTGAACATAAACCAACAGAATTTGGCCAGAAAAAAGAATCCATGGGACCTTCAAAAATAGTAATATCTTTAGAGAAATCTAGGGTTCCTATGCCAAAAACATGCGATATAGGATCAACTGATTTTGCTCTTTCGATGTAATCCTGGTCTGTATATAGAAGTAGTTTCTCGTATATTCCACTTAGTTTATAAGTTAAATATTTAGCTCCACCCTTATAAGATCCCATATTTCTAACCTGTAGACCAAGAATCTTATCCTTAGGTGTAAGATTAAAAATATAAATCTTCTCTTTCTTCGGATCCCATGCAAATTTCCTATCAGGTTTTTGTTCCCTTCTTAAAATATACTTGAAAATATTTGATCCCACTATATCCTGCAAGCCCATTTTTTCCATGAAAAAGCTACGATCAATGAGAAGATCACTTATGTCATTATCGAAGAAGTATTCTATATCTATGGAGCCATAGGAATATTTATTTCTATTGGATTTGTTAGTTTCTAATATATTTTTAATTTCCTCCCTTTCATCCCCACTGAAACGATTTATTAGAGAATAATCCTTAAAAAAAGAAACTGCATCCTTGTATATTCCACAACCACCATTGTAACATTTAAAAGCTAAAGTATCCGAATAAAAATTTCCTCTTTTTTTATTTGAATTTTTAGAATCCCCACAATAAGGACATGAGAAATTAAATCTATTCCCAGCCTTGTATATTTTTTGCTTTTGTAAATCATTTGGAAATTCCCTTGCAAGAATTGTTCTTATAAGGTCCTCAATCTTTTCTATTCTCATAGGGATCTTTTTATATGAAAACAGCACCTCTCTGAAGAAGTGCTGTTTTTAATTATTATATATTATAGATCCGCATATAGATCATCAAGTGATCCAGGTGAACTGGTGTAGCTATTTTGCTGAGAACCTTTATCATGTCCAGAAACCATGGTTTGTGATGCCTCCTCATAGATTTCTGATGTTGAATTTGATTCAGGTTTTGAATAAGACTGGTTTGCAGAGCCAGATGATTTTGCATTATATGATGAAGAAGAATTATTTGATACACCAGATAATACCTCATTTACTACCCTTTGTTCAGGCACGGAGTTTCTAATAACACTCATAACCTTGTTGGTAAGATCATCATCCCAATCTTTATAATCAAAGCTAGTTAAATTTTTTGGACCCTCATTTAAATAAGATAGAATAACATCCATATCCTCCTTATTTTTTTGCATTGGTTTGCCGTTAATCTTGATTGGTGATTTTTCACCAACAAACGAGCAAAGATCATAATTATTCCACTCGCCAACTTTTCTAACGTTTAATGAAAATTCCTTACCTTCAAAAAGGTCAAATGGATTGCAAGGGGTTCCATATTCAGGCTGAAGCTGAGCTTCAAGCATATCGTTGATTTTTCTACCAAACTTGAAAATCATAATTTTTCCATCCAATTCAGGATTGTTTCTGTCCTGAATAATTTGAATCAATGAATAATAATCCTCCTTTCTGGAGAAAGATTTTGCCAACTCCTGGTCCGCTGCAGAATGTGAATTTTTAAGTTTCCAAAATATATCCTTTAAAATTGATTTCTTACCAACGGTTGATGGACAATCCGCTGAGAATCCGTCACCAGTTGATGGATCTTTCAAATAAACATAATATTTATGAATTTTTGATTTTGCTGGATTTTCTGAATTTGGGATGAATCTTATTAAAGATTTATAAACACCATCCTTACCATTTTCTGGATATGGTTTATAAAAATCATCCTTTTCATTTCCCGAAGTTGGTACTTTTGTTACTAGCGATTCCGCGTCTAAATTGAAAATGTCTAAATTGCTCATAATTTTTCTTGATTTTTTTTAAATTTTAATTCTTAATTTTTTTACCTTTAATTTAACTTTTGTTTCCCTTAGATCATATAAATTTATTTTTTTCTATCTTCCCTGTGTGTTGGGTACATATTATTGTTACTATATAAAAAAATGGATAGACGCACCAGTGCCTCTATCCATCATAATATATTGATATTCTATTGATTCAAAATTATTCATAAAATTACCTTAAATTTCCTCTTAAATTTCCCTAAGAAATTAACTCAAATTTTTCAATAAATATAGAACTATCCAAGTGGCATCCACAATGTCGTCTATAGGTTTATTTACAACCCCCGACGGGGTTATCCATTCTTTTTTATTTTGCTCTAGAATTCTAGAGAATATGCTGAGGTTTGTTTCGCCATGTTTAAAATCGATTAATGACTCGTAAAGCTCATTCTTTTTCGCATTACCCTTTAATGCAAATTTTTTTATTGATGTTGGTGAAAAAACGTGAAATTTATCAACACCAATCTTATTTATTATTCTTTCTCTCAAAAGTGAAGTTGCCATTGATATATCTATTAATGAATTTCCATTGGAAGAAAAACTCAATCCCTCCATTGCTACATCAAAATTACAATCTCCCATTATTTCAATTATGGAATTCCAAAGATCGTCAACTATTTCTAAAAAATATAAGATCTTAACTCTTTCCCTTTTAGAGTAATCGGACGGCAAATCATTCTTTTCTATAAACATCAGTATAAAATTTTCATCCGAATCCAATACTGAATATGGCTTTTTAGAATTTTTTACTAGTGAGTTTTTTGTTCTATCCGATCTTGTTAAGGAACCCCAGATAAATTTACCATCCTTGTAACAGCAAAATGCGGGGCAATTTATGGAAAAATCTATTCCAACTAAATTCATTAAATCTTAATTAAAAATTATACATGCTCCCTGTTACCAGTATTACCCGTATACCCATAAACTTTAGAAAGCTTATCATAACATTTTTTTACCTGCTCGTCTGATAAACATTCTACAATATCATCAAGTACTCTCCTATCATTTCCAGAAGCAGCGATTAGGAGATTTTTCATATGATCCTTTTCACTGAAAAGTGGTTGACCATATTTCATTTCGTTTATTTTTTGTAAATCTGAAAACGTTCTCATATATTTTATATTTTACTTTAATGTATATATCCTTATTTGAATTCCATTCTGATGTCAATATAATTACATTTAAAACCCATCTTGAATGATTCAAATTGTGGATTGTTCTGGGTGTAATTAAGTGAAAGCTCAGTAAATGAGGTGAATATAGATTGTTTAAAAGTAACTGAAGCAACTATATTACCCTCGCCATCTAAAATTCTTAAAGGTAGGTCCTGTATCCAAAGATTCTCGTTTTTGAAATTAAGATTCCATAAAACCGTATCCAACATTATGAAGTAATTCATAAATCCGTCAGTATTTTTGAAATCTATAGTAAAATCCTGACTGAATAGGTCCTGTATAGGTGTTGAACTCTTATATTGTATTTTTTTCCCCAGATTCCTTACTTGTTCAACACTATCTATCTGCATACTTGGAAACCCGATGGTTTGAATAGTACTATTCATATAATCGTTTATATTATCGAAAGGAATCGGCTGTTTCCTTATGTATGGGAGATACTTTTCAGTTATTGCCTCAGGAAAAAAACCCCTTGGGAAAACAAAATAAAAACTACTGCCTTTTGGATTTAATAACATAACTATCTTACCTTAAGATTTCTTAAAAATGAAGGAGATAGAATACCTGTTGCTGCCTTTACAAATTCATCCCTGGTTAATTTTGGATATTTTATTCTTCCTGGTCTACCAGGTTTTAAGAAATAATTAGATATTGTTCTATCCGCCCATAGGAGATTTTTGTATGCTCTTATCTCAACAGAAAGAGCTGCTATCAATGTATTTCCTGTTAATATCTGATTTGTATTAGAAGCAGTTGAAACGGTTCCTATTGCTCCGGATGGACCTGATGTTGCTGGTGTGATTGATCTAATGGAAGGAATAGGTGCATTTACCTGACCTATAAGATCCTGTCCACTTGTAAATGCAGTTGGTCCTACGGTTTGAACTACAGGAGCAGCTGCAGTAGGTCCAGTTTGGAAATCTTCCTCCCCGTCCTTTTTCCAATAACCCCAATATATGACAGAATTAGAATTATTTACGGAATTTATTATTCCAGTAGTATTCGAAGCAACAGAAATTGAGTTATTTGATGATTTAACAGCCAATGCTTCATCTCTTCTACCTTTAATAACTGTTTCTATTGTTTTTTCTAAAACGTTGCTAGAAGTGCCAGAATTAACTGTAACTGTGCTCCTATCAGTAACTGAAGTTGAAACTTGGTTAATTGAAACGCTGTTAGTTATAAAAAATCTTCTGTCGTTTAATTGCAATATTGTGGTTGAATACGATTCATCAATTTTAAATGCTAGCTCACCATTAGACGGGCTTGCAAGGTTATTGTCTTTCAGGGAAGGCACCTGTATTTTTTTACCAGTTGGATCTATAAAAGAAATACTAAAATCACCTGAACTTGTAAGATCAATAGGGACTGGATCCGATGAAGGCCCACTTTTAACAAATTTGAATTTAAAATAGTTATCGAAAGGGGATATAGCTATTGTCATCTTCCCGCTACCCATAGCAACAGTTTGGGATGATCCTGTATCTATACTTAACGAGTTATTTGTAAAAGTTAAGTTATCGAAACTGGAGGATACATAATTCTCATTAATAAAAACATTGGTATATTTTATTATCTCCTTAGGTTTGGGAACTATAGGATTCATCTGTATTGTTGGTTGAGAATAAATCCTATTATAAATTCTTTGAACCTGTGGGAATTCACTAAGCTGTATGGGTGTAATCTTTGTTCCCCACTGTGATGGATTGGTTGATGTATATGATGATATTCTTATAGTCCTACTTTGATCCTTACTGTTAATAAGTGTCATAGTGTATCTTAAAGTGAAACTAGCAGCAACTCCACCATTCCTAACTATGGGTCTATAAAAATTTGGGGTGTCATATGATGTTGTTTGGATTTCTTCAAACTGTGAAGTTCTTATAAATGATGCACCGATCTGTTCCAGTACTTCTATTTTGTGACTTATGTAATATGAATTTCCTATGGAATTTTGGAAAAGAATAAAATCCTCTATAAATCCCTCATTATCGGTTGCAAAAAATTCAAAAAATTCACCTTTATCAGATTCTTGAATTGTTGCACCTATGTTTGAAAATGGATCCTCTTGCTCCAAGGAAAGAGTACCAATTTTTGAAGAATTATATCTGGCGTATCCAGCAAAGTCCACTGTGTTTTGTACCTGCCAAGTTGTTACTCTTATGGGTGAATTATACATGAATCCCCTTCCACTTTCACTTATTAAACCAGCTAATGTTTGTGGTTTAAAAACAGGGGAGGCAACAAGATATTTATTATTCATATCTCGGAGATTAGGAATCTTTATCTCAAAATATTTATCATAGATATCCGCGCCGATTGTAACAGGATTTGGATTTAAAACATAGTCTTGCTCTGTTCCTTTTTTAATTAAAATTTGCGATACTATTACTGGATTTTGATTTACATCCTCATAATCTATGGACAGTATTATACCATCAAGGTTATTTAAATTATATCCTGCTCTTATGTGATACTTTACTGTATCATAAACAACCAATAAATTAGAAGGAAATGTAATTGGTAGATCTATAGTGTTTGTGAGTTCTTCAGAATAATCATTAAAAGGAATTATAAGATCTGAACTAAGCGTAACAAAGGAGTTTTCAGCTATCCTAACAACACTATTTGTAGTGGAATTGTGTGTTATAGAATAATCCTGAACCGGATTAAAAATCTGAACACCATTTGACATGTATCCATTTATGAGCTTGTCATACCCCACTGTTATGGGTCCAGAATTTGTAAAGTAATCTTCTGGATTGGGTTGATCAGCATACATATACTCCAATAATAAATATGGAGTTAATTGAACATATTTTGATGTTGTTGAAAATGCCATTTTATATATTTTTTTCCCAAGATAGAGAGAAAGGATCTAGAATCCCCTCACCATATTTATTTGAAAGGGATTTTATAAAACTTTCCTCTTCCATTCTACATTTTTCTAAATCACCAAGAAGACATTCGGATTTTTTTGACATGTTTTTAAGAGACTCCTCGACAGTGAAAAGTTCCTGATGAATCTGAATGAACTTTTTCGACAATTTAAGAATTTCAGATTTCTCCTTTTTTGTAAGTTTTCCCATAATTTATTTCTTTTATATATCTTAAATTTAACCTCCAAGAAGACCACTAACGTTAGTTCCTGAAGTAAGCGTAAGAAATCTTTCTGCTAAGGCTTCAATAATAAGTGTATTAGAATTATATATATCCCCAGGAATTCTAATTGTTTGTTGAGATGTTGTCTGTCCGTAAACTTCAGAACTCCAATTTTGAGATGCCAATAGATTACCAAATTCATCGAGTATTCGCAAATCATAAATAACCGTATAACTGGAGGTTGTGTTTTGAGCCTTTAGTTCCACCTCTATCGTATCGGCGGAAGTAACAGCCTGATTATTATAAGTTCCAGATTTAAATATATAACCTGCAGCATTACCAAATGGTAAAGTACTTGTAACTAGATTAATTTTAGTTCCATTTGAATTAATTTTGTTAATTAATAGAGTAGTCAAAAATCCGCCTTGATTTACCGGATTAGTTGAGTAACCAAGAACAACCCCCAAAATATTTGATTGTGGTGTTCTATTATAGCTATTCATATTAGTGGTCCAATTTATGACTAAAGGATTAGTAATCACAACAGGCTGGGTTTGTAATATTAATTCAAAGTCTATTTGTCCATAATATCCATTGCACGTTTTCCAAAAAGCCCTTGGAGCTTGTCTAGTTTGGGTAGCCCTAGAAACCCATGTGAATTCAACATATTGACAATTTATCCCAGCCGAAACAGGTATGGAGGCGTTAGCAAAATCATAATAATAAAAGAGACCAGCTATTGAAAAAACAAACCCTTTAATATATTTAACTTGAAAATTTGAATCTATCGAATTTAAAAATATCTTATATGTGGAAGATAAAAAATCCTCATATAGTGGGGTATTTGACGTTGAATTACTCGAGGGAATCCTTATGTAAATTCCATTATCTGATTGGTCGGTATAAGAAGTTGGAGTAATAACTATAACGTCATTTACCCATAAAGATGCCTGAGAAAGGTCGATTATATTATTTATTCTTTTGTTTTGTAGCGAAATTGGGCCAGTTGCATAGGGCAAAACTCCATTCAAAAGTATCGTGTTTTGTCTGTAATTTGATGTTGATTTTACTAAATATGAAAATGGACCAGCAGTTCCTCCCACAACCCCACCAGTGGATCCAATAATTGTTTGAGAAAAATTACCAGCTCCGTTTGTTCCTAATGGTGCCTGCGAAATATAGGGCGATCCTGATGAATCAAGAATCTCAAAAATCCTACTAGGTGAACTTGTTGAATTTAAAAGTATTCCACCATCCAATTTCGGATTTAATGGAATCGATGAAGCCACATAAGAATTGGAATTGCTTGTTCTTATTTCCATTGGAAAATTTATAGTAAAAAAATCTGAATTTAGATTTAGATTACCAGTATTAATTAGCAATGGAGTTCCTGACCCGGTACTATAATTACTTGTTATATAAAAGTCGCCAGTTCCACCGATTTTGAATGAATTATTACTTGCAAAGGAAGCAGAATTTCCGAAAAGAATTGTTGATGCAGAATCTGTATCGATATTAATTTCCAGAGATGATACAAAAGATATATTTCCATCACTTTTAAGTGATAAATTATTATTAGAACCAATGGAATCCCAATAAAATGAAGGAACTCCGGTGGAAACGCTATTTGATTTTCCAAATGTCATCACGGGGGTTGATGTTTGATCAATTGTTGATATAACAACTTTGGAAGCGTTTTTATTTATTTCAGAGGATGGTAAAATCCTATCGGATAAAACTAGGGAAGCAGTTGCACCATTTACATTTGTTGAATTAAAACCAATAGTTGATTTATCAATCGAAGATCCTGGTCCTAGTATATTTACATATGCTTCAAAGAAAGTCGAATTGAATTGGCTAAATTGACTAAAAACCCATCCACTTGGTCCTAAAGTATAGATATCACCATTACTTGATGACGTATCAATCCAGACATCATATATTTTGGACCCTGTAGGTTGATTCGGTTGTCTATACCATATGGAAGGAGCACTTCCGGTTACTCCTTTTTTACCTTTGAATCCAGCCGGACCAAATATACCAGTTGCACCTATTGGACCAACATGTCCATCCGGACCAACTCCAAAAAACATTATCTGATTGAAGTTATAATTGATTTTATCCCTTATAACTTCATCACTATCTCCTCTAAAAATATACTTAGTATTAAATCCCATCTTTAAGCTGTTGAATTAAATGTTACTAATGAACCACATCTTATTGTCGATGTTCCACTAGGGGTTAAGTTTCCTCCTGATGCAGAATAATAAACTTTAAACCATCTTCTATTTCCGTTTGTATTACCAGTACCTGTTATATTAATTATAGTTATATCTATCATGGATGCACCTTGTCCTAAATCAGCATAAGAATAATTATTTGAAACCGAATTATTAGGAGAATTGGTTGGTGAATTTCCCGTATTCAGACCAATATATCTAAAATAATCGCTACCGTCACTATAAACTCTAAAATTTATGGATTCATTATTTTCTAATAGATTCAACCAGCCCTCGTAATTACCTGGAGCGGATCCTGTTGCAGGAACCCAAATAGCTATTCCTCTGTCACCACCAGAAGCAAGTGCATCTTTTGTTATGAAATAATCGGATCCATTATTACAGAAAAGGAAGTTACTTCCCGATGAATTTATAGAAATTCCTGGCAAAACAGTAGTCCAATTTACCGTTGCTGGGGTGGACCAAGTTGAGGATTGTGTTATTGTTTGGGATTTCTGAAGTGATGTTACTATCTTGTTATATCTAACCAATCCAGCTCCATAAATTTTTAAAAGACCAAATTGGGATGGGGTTACCTGATTTACAGTAAATAAGGAAGCTGTATCGTTTGAGGTTGCATTATAAATATATCTTAAATTCCCGGTTGATGTGTTTTGCGAAATTAATCTAAGAGCAGTACCCAAATTTCCTGAAAAAAGATTCTGAGAAAATCCAGTATAGAAATCAAAATTTTGTAAATTTGATGCGAGATTTCTTCCGTAGAATGTTATATTTCCATTTATATTAAATTCTATAAAATTTCCAGATAATATAGAAAGAGTCCCTGTTGATGAATTTAATGAGACATTGAATCCATTTGAATTAATACTAGCTGATCCATTCCCGGCATTAAATACTAAATTTCTAAATGGGGAATCAATCTTGAAATAACCACCGGTTATGAATCCGATTCCGTATTTATTATCCGATGATGATGCACCACTTGTCAACCAATAAAATCTTGGGGTACCTGAGAGATATAAAGGATTGGACAAATAATCAGATTTATTAAATTCCAATATGTTTGAAAAAGCACCACTAATGGATGAATTTGTACTGATGATGAATTTACTATATTGGGGATTTAGTACGGTATTTGGAAGCAAAGGAGTACCATTTGTATATGCACTTTGATTATCACTTATTACAATATTATAATCGATTGGGGTTTCGGATGATATAAAATATCCAAATTTATTAGTTATTCCAGCAGAATTCGATATTGGGCCATCGATATCAAATAAATCCTGGGATTTTATATTCAAAAAATATTCATTCCATTGGGAGTTACCAAATATATAAACAGTATTATCATCAGAGGTGTCTACCCAAAAATCCCCATCTATGACTGGACTACCCGATATTCCAACGGGCTCTGTATCACCAACATACCAAAAATTTCCTCTTCCACCAGGATCCCCTACAGATCCAATTGGACCAGCATTTCCCTTTGGTCCATCCGGACCCTCATCACCAATTCTTCCATATGGACCTCCACCAAAAAGTACAACCTCCTGGAAATTGAAGTTGCATTTATCAGTAAGATTTTTTTGAGAATCTCCGTCCTCTATTCTTAAAAGTTTTAAATCTGCCATTATTGGGAATAGTCTATAATGGTATATATATCAATCCGCAAGGGTATTATAAATTTAAAGAGTAAAAGATCCAGCAGATCCACCTAATGGGCCATAAGCTCTGTAGTAAACTAGGCTTGAAGATCCGGTTGGTCCCCTCAAAATATTAAAATCAACACTTCTAAAATATGATGTTGAGGGAAAAACAACCAATGGTGAAACGGACCCACCCGTGATACCCTTTCCTAAATATCTAATAGTTCCGTCATTAACACCCATATTAGGCCAAAGACTATTCGGATAATTAACCGAATTTTCCGTGGCATTTCTGGATAGAGTAACATTTATTTCTATAGCTTCTCCCGGATTTATACCACCAGTAGTTCCAAATGATCCATCAGATCCTGTAAAAATACCAATTCCAATATTACCAGATGTTATAGGATTTGTATTAAGAAGTATTCTATTACCGTCACCAAGAACTACCGATTGTTGAGGTGTTTGCGGTCTAGATATAAGAAACCAATTTATATTTTCAGTCAAATATGTACCGGTTGCTCCAGGAGTTGAAGATCTTATTGTATATGGTGACTGGGTTTTTTTTATTCTAATTTTACCCTTTGTGTTGACGTAAAATTCTGGACCATTCGAACTACCCAGATAAAGTGGATAAACATTGTGAGACAAAGAGTTAAAGTCATCTGATGTTCTTTCCGTTCTTAATCCGGAGGTTCCTCCAATATTTAAGGTAACACTTGGAACGTCCTGGTTTCCTTGTGGAAAGAAATTAAAAGATCCCGTAGCAGATCCTGAACCTCCGTGTATATTTAATTGATTGCTTCTAAAAATGAATGATGACGTCGGACCAGCATTTATAGAAATTCCACCAGTTGAATAAATTCCGGAATTTGTATTCCCGTAGTCTATGTCAATATTCCTTGTTGATCTAAAATTAAAATCCGAAAAATTAGCTTGGAATCCTCCACTTGCTCCCATATTAAAAGACCCTCCAGGTATTTGCAAAAGTAAAGAATTATCATTGGGCGAAGTATTTTCCCATTTGAATACTGGGTGGATTGAATAATCCTGAATTGAGCCATCCTCAACATCACTTTTAGAAAATTCCACTAGCGGACCAGAATTTATGGTCTGATCTACGGAAACAACAAATTTTGATAAATTCTCGTTTAGAATTCCAGAATTTGATGTTCTATCAGCAACAATCATTAAATAATTTTCACCATTAATCTGGTTCATATAAACTGATTGACCTGTACCTCCATAGCTAAAATACGAATCCTTGGATTCAAATATCTTGCCTTCACCATAAATACTATAACCGGTAAACGACCATCCTAAAGAGTCTAAAACCCTAATATCCCCAGCGGAATCAATCCAAAAATCTCCCTCAGAAACGTTACTACCAAATGGAGAAGTTGGTTGTATATACCATCTATTTCCTCTTCTTCCAGGGGATCCTGAAATTCCGGGCAATCCTCTATCACCAATAGCACCGTCTGCACCAGTAGGTCCCAGTATTCCTTGAGATCCACCGTGTGCCTCCACGAGATCATCAAAATTATAATTTACCTTATCTATAAATTCCGATTGATTGTCGCTATAATTTAATATTTTTATGTTGGTTAATGGCATATTTATATTTTATTGATCTTTAAATTGAATTGCATATAATATGCAAATTCGCCAGATAGATTATATTCAAAGGAATAAATTAAATCATTTATTTTAGTTAATTTGAAATTGGTTTCTGGATAGTATCCATATTTAAAAAAATCGGAATTGCTTAAATCCCCTCTTACTATTATAGATTGATCCATATCTGAAATTCCAGTTTCTGTATCTTCATTTACAAAAAGATCGAATGTTAATCCCTGATATAAAACAGAAACATTACTGTCAATGTATGCATTAACATCATCATTAATAGAATTTGGATCACCAACTCCAAAATCGGATATTATATTATCTATGAAAACTTTTTTTATGCCCTCATTTAAAAGATACCTTCTAAGCATTCTATCTAGTCTTATAATACCACCAACAGTTTTTGTTTCGGGAAAATATTGCCAGATTAATTCAGCGTTTGGAAATATTGCAAGATCCATTTTGTTATAATCTGTTCCTGAAAGATATCTATCAGGTTTTCCAATCCCCGTTCCTGAATTTTCGGGAGTAATTGATTGTATACTTTCCAAAAATGAGTTAATTTGGGAATTTATGAAATTAACATCGCTATTTCCACTAGTTCTAGAAATCTGTAAAATTATATAATTGTCAAAATCAACTTCGAATGGTGTTTGCATCATTTTTGAACCAAAAAAAGTTTTACTCTCTATCATTGATCTAGTTCCCGCTACTTTTTGATAGATTGATGGTCCGGTAAAAAATTCATAATATCCAGGATCCCAGCTAGATTGGAATGTATTGAAGTCTTTTTTCCATATTGGAGATTGATCAATAAGGGGATAAACCGGTCCCTCCGGAAGATTTTGGCTTAATGCTAAAATATTGTTTCCAAGTGAAACTTTTGAAAAATTTAGATTTTTTATTACTCCAAAATAATACTTTGCCGGAGCAAAATTACAATTTCTAAAGGATAAATCTAAAATTCCATATCCAGATAAAGAATCGCTTTTGTCCCTATCAAAATGTATTATTTTTCTTGTCAGCGGTTCATACTCACCGGAATATCTTAAAAGTGTGGACGAATATGCTGATCCGGTATTAATATTATATGCTGTTGGCTTGTAATCATCTAAATTTTTAGGTCCTCCAAAAAATTTGGTTGGATACGACCCAGCATTTTTAATAATCCTGGTTGGTCTTTCCAAATTTATTTCGAATTGATCGGAGGAAGAAACTGTTTGTGTCCCGTCCCATGAATAGGTTGTATATTTAATGAATTGCGATCTTGAATTTATCCTTGAATAAAGTTCAGATGCAGATATTCTTCTCAGTATTGCGTCATAGTAATTTAAACCTCCATCCACCTGGAACACTGGTTTATTTTGGTAGATTGACTGGGCACCAAAAGGAATAGTAACAGGGTCAGCTGTTGAAAAAGGTAAAACGAAATAATATGCTCCAGTAGCACTTTGTGAAGTTACCCTACCAAAGCTTATATAATTTGGTCCAACCCCAGTAGGCCACGGGTAAGATACCACGGGGCTTGATGAAAATGAAGGCACCTTAAAACTAGCGAAACCTGTAGGATCCTGTACAGTACTTGATGTGGAATCTGTTGTTTCAACGAAGAATGAATGTATTTCATCTCTAAGATCAGTATCATAGTCTGCATTCGGTATGAGATTGATTGATCCTGCCGAGGTTGCATTAACAAAGCTTCCTGAGGTAACAGATAAATCCAATGCACAACTTAATTTAACATCTCCGTTTTTATAGAATCTTTGCCCTATTTCCCCAGTAGCTGAAACAAGGGATTCTTTGTTACTTAATGAATATAAAAGTGTATAGTCTAAATAAGGAATATCGCCAGTTGATCCAACAGGAATTGATTTGTAATCAGACATAACAACATCACACACGAAAACAATAAATTTTTGCTGAGCATTTTCAATAATTTCATATCTAACAGGAGATTGGATGTCCGTTGTATTTTCATAAATTGGTCTTAATACAGCAGAAAATTTATAATCTTCGTATCCCCTGTATCTTGGAACATATCTATCTAATGAATCATTTAGTGGATTTTGTAGATTAGATCTTCTTTTAAATGTTATTTTTATTCCTCTGAAAAGAGTCTCATAAAATCCATCAGTCTTGCTATAAATAAGAGGAGAGAAAAGCTCCTTTGTATACGATTTTAGATCCCTAAATTCAATAGGATAATCCTCAGGTTCAACAGTGAAATATGAAGAAAGATAAAGCTCGTCCACAGGATCCGCACTTTTCAATAAGGTCATATCTAAATCGGACGAAAGGTAACTATTCTGATCGTTCATTAATGCTAATGGGAAATCTGGGGGAGGAGTTTGTAGAAGGAACCATTCATGGGTTAGATATCTTGGGTCTGGTGAATTCCTATCCAGACTTGGTGAGAAGTTTGTTGGGGTAAAAGCTGGACTTGAATTTAATCTATATCTATTACCTCTTGCATCACTTCCTCCCAAATAAACCCATTTATTAATATAAGGAACTATCCTTGATATATTGGAAAGCGAAGTATTGTAATTCTCTTCCAAATAAGAATATTCACTTCCTATCTTTCCCCTCGTAAAAGTATCAAGCTTTGTTGCATTTTCTGGTAGCGATCCTGGGCTCAAACTTTGTATTCCTATAAAACCACTAAATGAATCAAGATCGGTATTATATCCAGAACCGGTTAAACCATACGCACCACCAATCCCTTCGAAAATAATATCAGAAAATTGTGCAGGATAAACCACGGTTTGTTTAAATAGGTCCGGATTTGCATTTGTATAGGAAGAAAATCCTGTTGCTCCGTAAAAAATTCTATTGGATGTGCCAGTTGTACTATCACCTATAGGGGTAGAGGAGTTTCCATATGTTATCTGACCCTGCTTAACTATATAGGGAACATTTGGCTTTATCGAACCTGATACTCCTGGTTGAATCTGATAATATTTATAGGTTTCCCCGGTTGGAGTATAACCATAATTGGAATACCAAAAATCGAAATCAAATTCTTTCACATCAAAGAACGTGAAAACCCCAAAATTAAGAGAAGCTGCTTTGTGAACATTAAAGGATTTATCTGAACCAAAATCAACAAAAACATTCTGATCCTCTAGAACTATCACACTTTCGTAAGCAAAATTATTAAAACCTATCACTTTATCGGAATCAGGCTCATAAACTGGTAAATCAACAAATCTACATATTTCATTTACCTTAGAAAACCCGTCTCTAACACCAATAAAATCTCCTACATTTACAAGTCCCAAATTCTCAGACGAAAAAACTATTCTATTTTCTCTTTTTCTTGTCCCTCCTTTAAAGTAGGTTACACCAGATATGTTTGATGCATCAGTCCCATTAATCTTGATATATTCAGAAAATTCGAAAGTATAGTATTTTTCCCAATCATTTCCATATGGATTATCACTGAATCCCAATGGTATATTTACAAGAGCTTTGAAATAACCACCATCAAATAATACAACATCTCCAGAGTTATATGCTTTAGTGTTGTCCCAAACCCCCTTATAAAGTGAAGTAAATCCGTTGTGATCCGAATATGCACCTATAAAATAATTCAAGTTTCCATATTCTCCGAAGTCTCTAACTCTTGTTATTGTACTGCCATTATCATAACCGGAATCCCAAGTTGAAAAATTCACCTGATCCATTATAAATGATAAGGCCTCAGCAATCTGGGAAACTGTCCCATTCCTTGCATTAAAATAAAAATTAGATCCCGAATAGTAATAAGATCCCTCCACCCAAACAAGAATCTCTGCAAAATCTCCAGATTGGACCACATCATACCTTAAATTTCCGTCCTTGAATGATCCATTTGGCCAATATAAACGAAAAGTTAAAGGAAGATCCTTATCGTATTGTTTTAAAAATTCTATTTCACCATAAGCTCTACCAGCAGAATCTGGCGTAAACCCTTTTATAGTTGATCTTTTTGCTGTGATCCCAGTAAAATTTAATAAATCTATAGATTCATCTTGTAATACAACATTACCGGAAGTAGCCCCGGTAGATCCGGTCGCAGAGAAAACCTCAGTTGAATAGCTGTAGGGTCCGTATGAAGATTGAGGTGAATTTTCAGAATTTTCTACATACTCCTCATCTTTTTTAAGGTTATAGAAATTCCCGTCCTTATCAGTTAGGTAGAAAATTTTATTAGAATCATAAATATTTACATCGTTTGATCCCGGTAAAAAACCATCAGCATTTTCATAATATAATCTAACACCAGAGTCTGAAGTAACCCCATATGGATTCATATCGTAGTAATAGCCAAATGCATCCCTTGGTGGCTTAGGATAATCATTATTACCCTCAGAATTTCTAAAATTCCAGAAAAATTCGCCATTAAGTCTAAGGGTCGAGAAATCGTTCCTTGAAACATACATCCCGAAATATCTATTAATGGTATAAAGATCCGAATCTTCATCATCGAATAAAAACTCAAGATTCAAAAGATTTGGACAAACTATCCCATTTCTAGAAAATCCCCCCGTTATTCTTGATTCGAAATTAATCATAACATCAGAATCTGATGATGACATATAATCGGATAAAATCTCGCCTTTTTTAGTAAATATTCCATCCGATATACTTATACCTTTGAAATAAGTATAAGAATTTGGTCCCCAATTTATATCTATGGGTGAATTAGAAAAATTGGGATCATTGAAAATATTTCTAATATATTTACCTATCTTGGTATTTTCCGAGATATCAAATGTTTTTATAATGGAAGCATTATTTAATATCTTTTTCTTGAAATAATTTTCAACATCATCAACAAGTTCTATATTTTTTAATTCATCAAAAACTGTAACAATACCAGTACCTGATATTACTTGATATGTGGAAAATTCAGATGAGCCAGTAAATATTTCACCAGCTGAATATATTATGGTCTCCCCCGACAAAGTTTTACCATAGCTTATAGTAAAAGTCTCCTCAGATTCAAATTTTTGTATAATTTTATATTTAGTGCCAGCTTCAATAACAGAAACATTGTCGGAATATTTATAACTTACAGGTTCTGGGACTTTGAATATAACAAAGTAGTCCGGTATTTCATTCTTTAACCATAGTGGTGCAAAATAGGAAAAAGACTCGTTGTAATTCTTATCAATTAATGTTGAAGCTCCGGAAGCATAGAAAAAATCATATTCTCCAGAGAAATTTTTTACAGCCTCTAAGTTTCCTCTAGTAAAAGTCCCAACCTGAAAAAAAACATCACTTGAAATTTTTCCCTGGTCTAAAAAATTATAAATATCTAAAGCATACGAGTTTTGGCCAGTAATATTGAATTTTTTGAATCTATTGCTACTTAATGTCTGATTCACATTCATTGAATTAAAAGAAACCCCGCCGGAAGAATCAACGGTTATTTTAAGATTTCCGCTCAATGAAGGGTTTGTTCTTAATACACTGAATGATGAATTATAATCAAAAAGTTTTGATGAAGACATAAATTTTTATTTAATTGTTAGGTTGAAGAGCCACTATCAAAATTAGGAGCTACCAACGTATCGTTTTTATAAGATCCAGTAACTTGAACATCAAAGGAAAATATATCCGAATTTTTCGCTTGTATATCTATCCCTATTTTCTTAGTATATGTAATATTGGAAAGGTTACCACTTTTTCTCCAACCGCCTATGTACCCAGCCTTATCAACGGGTCTGAATTGAAAAACTAGAGGAACATTTATTGCATTACTGTCCCCGCCACCAAGTTCGGTTGTTGATAGAGAAGTACTTCCGGAAACCTGTACCGATGATGCAGATGATGGAGCTAAATAAAGATAGGCTCCACATGAATATTTTCCAATCAGAAACTGATCATTCGAGGTGAAACCAAGCTTATCTGAATACATGTTATCATTTCTAGGTGTTGATGAGCTTGTTGTTGCATTATCTGGAAGCCTATATTTTTGTTGAACCCAATATTGATTTAAAGAAGTATCTCCCCAAAAAGTTTGAGTGTGTCTAAATGGTGGATATGTTTTTAAACCATCGGAATAAGGTTTAACTAATGAATCATAATTTGTAAAAGATGTAGTTTGACCAATACTTATAAGATATGGATGTCTAACATCTATACAAAATTCGGATATATTTCCACCTCCATTGGGTGTTCCACCAGTAACTCCGCTATAAGTTCCACTCCAAACATTTGCAGAGGTTGCACCAATTACGGTTGAGGGTGTACTAAGGGGATTATATGGAATCATACAGCTTCCATTTTGTGGATATGTGTCATTCACCCCAAAATTTATATAAGGAATAATGGAAATACCATCAGAACCATTATATGTATAATTCGCTATAAATGAATTAGAAAAAGATTGTCCAGTCTGAATCCCTCCAGTATAAAGGTCCTGATCAAATCCAACACTTCTAAACCTCGGATAAATAAACTGGGATTTAGAATTTGTGGAGGCAAAGGGTGGGGCCTGTCTGAATGATTGATTTCCAGAAACCTCAGCTGTGGTTAGTGACGTTATTGATATTGGGCAGGATCCATATCCTAGATTATCATCATACCCAGCAGGTAATCCTGGTTCCCCACTGTCAATAATTGGTGCTTGTTGTGATAAACCGCCAGGGATTGTAGAAGCAAGTTCAAGAATAGAAGCAGAAGGGTTGAAAAGTTGTATATTATAAGTGAAAGATGCTATTTTACCCGCATCTGAGCCTAAGGGATCAGAAAATATATCGCTAAAAAAACCAGCATTTATTTTTATCGATGAACCTTTAGAAACCTTAAGCTTATTACCAGATTGGTCCAAAACATAAACCTCCAAAGTTCCTCTAGCATCGGATAATCTTGATGTCAGAGCATTTATTTGGTTTTGCATATCATTAATCTTATCGAAAAGACTTATAACAGCACCTGCACTATTAAAAAAACCAGAAGCTATTCCTAACGTATCATGGAAATAAACTTTATCCCCCGAAGTAAATTGTTGGGAAAGGTGAACCGGAAGTCCTTGTGAATCAAGTGTTCTCTGCATTCTTACTACCGAAGCATCCTGATTATTTGTTGCGAGGGTATCAGAAATACCAGTTACAGATAAGCTATCAGGGAAAGAAATTATTACAGATTCCGAAAAATCCGACGTTTGAGCGTTATCTGGCCATCCACCCTCGGATATGGACATAATTTGAATTTCAACTTTTTCACCTTTTGTAATCGGAATATCAAGTTGATTAATATTTTGAACATTAGAATCGGAAGTTATCTCGTCTGCCCAAACATAGATTCCCTTCGAATCGCTATAAACTTTTTTTCTTATATCTGTTTTATATTCGGTCCAATTGGAGAAAGAAGCATTTTTCTTTTGTCCATCATTATCAACAAACTCTATATTTTCAGACGGCTGAGCTGATCCTCCATCATTTAGATATCTATATCTAACGGAGAATTGTATAACATTTTGAGGACCTGTTACTGGATCCTCCTTTGGTGCCGGAATTG